GTTAGGGTTAGGTTGTGAGCTTGTCCTATTATCAGACGGCGGGAATAATGGGTCTGACACAAAATCAGCAGGAAACAAGTCAGGATTACTAGATGCTCGTGATATTTTTTGATACCTAGATTTCCTTTTAGATTTCCTCCTAGATTTCCTTTTAGATTTCCTTTTAGATTTCCTTTTAGATTTCCTTTTAGATTTCCTTTTAGATTTCCTTTTAGATTTCCTCGTGGACCTTCTCCTGGATTTCCTCGTGGACCTTCTCCTGGATCTTCCTTTAGATTTTCTCGTGGATCTTCTCCTAGACCTTCTCGTGGATCTTCTCCTAGATCCCTTACGTAGTTGTTGAGGGGATTTCCTTCTAGATCCCTTACGTAGTTGTTGGGGGGATTTTCTTCTAGATCTTCTACGGGATTTTCTCCTAGATTTAGGTGGTTGTTGGGGGGATTTTCTTCTTGGCATTTATTATATATTAATATAATAATATATAATAAAATGGATAATTTGGAAAAGTTTTGCGAAACGTATGATATAAAGTATTTTAATAAATTAAATAAGAAAGTACAGGATTTTTTTCTGTTGGTATCTGAATATATACTGGCGAAACATAAAAATAAGGGTCATTTTCGGGGGGGAGCCACCAGGGATAGTTCTGGATTTTTGGGATTGGCTCAAATAATTGTGAATATGTTGAAACCCAAACCTTATAAACATATAAATGAGATATTTGTTTTGTGGAATATGAGAGTATTGGAATCTAGTAAATATGGAAAGAAGATTGTATTATTTGGTGATGTACATACTTACGCGCACCAATGTTCTATGGATAGCATAGATGTTTCTAAATTTATCCAGATGCAAGTAGAGAGTGCAACAAGTTTTGTAGATTTGTATTTAGAGATTCCTTATTTATTTGGACAAAGTTATAAGGGTCGAGAAATAGGAGGAACATTTTTGCAAGATACTAAGATGAAGTTTAACGAATGTTTTAATTGGGTAAAGAAATATTGTCCATATTATAATTTACGTGCACATTATATTGATTTGAGGGAGCCGGTATTGGGAGAAATAGTAAATTTACAGAGACAAGTGAATGGATTGTTTTTTATAATGCAAACGGTTGATGGCAATGAGAGTAGAATACGTGCTATTGTGAATAAGATATTATCAGATGGAGAGAAATATGGGGAAATATGTTCTGACCGAGACAAGTTGACAAGTCATATGTATAATATAGTAGATAGGGCTAAGATACGTAAGCAGATAGATAATATTGATGATGGTAATATACGTAATATATTGAATCGGAAGTTGAAAGAGTTTGTTGAGATAGATAGTGATAATTTTAATAAGAATTATAGTTGGTGTCAGATAATAGGGGTGTTACGTTATATTAGGGATCATCCTAGGGACAGTAGATCTTTGGAGGCGGTGAGTAAGTTGTATATGGATACATCTAAGTATACGGGGTATTTGATGGATATTTATACGATGGCTAGGATGTTTAGGAAATATGATTATGTAAGGAATAATAATTCCTTACCGGCCAGGAGTATAATGGTGTATGCTGGGGGTGAACATACCAAGTTATATGCTAATATATTATTAGAAATGGGTTTTAGGGAGGTTTTCAATCGTGATGGAAGTTGGGAGAAAGATAAGTTTGGTAATGTAGTTAATTATAATTGTATGGATGTGAGTGATTTGAAACAACCGTTGTTTAGTAATTAAGTTGTATGAAAGTGACCCTAACTTTTAGGGAACCGGAGGTGAGAATGGGAGTAGCTGCTGAATTAAGTGTGATGTTTATAAATTGGTCTAGAGGTTCTCCCATTATTCCTGTACTTCCAATAGCTCCAGCAGGGGTACCGCCATATAAGGCTGCGACTCTACGCCCTTGTTCATTTAATCTCAAGTTATTATAATCGACTGTTGCCAATAAATCTAGAGTATTATTCTGATTGTCCCCTATTCCTCTATTTGGACTTAAACCGAGATTGAGGGTTCCACCATTTGTACCAACAATAGGATTAACGGCTTCTATAACAACTTTAATGGGTACAACACCCTGGGGTACTTGGAGTGCATTTGTTAAGTTTCCAGGTTGATTTGGGCTTGAATTGAGTGACCATACTATGTCGTTAATGGTTGCATTGGCAGTGGAAAAGTTTGTGGGGGTGTAGCCGACTACGGTAAATTCTGGTAGTTGTCCGTCTATGGAATTTGCTTTGATTTGATTGTGGACTACGAGGTTTCCGACGCCGGCAGCCATTCGGTTAACATTTCCGAAGCTTTGATTACCATTAACGGGGTCAATAAAGTTTCCAGACATTTTTATATTATAAAAATATAAAAATAATTTACTAAGGTAACACCATAAAGTCTACAGTAACTTGTAAACTCCCTTTAGTTAACTTAGTGATAATCGAGTTTAGCAATGTGATAGTAATATAGTCGTCCGAATTGGTAATGGTAGTGGATGTGGAACCACCAGTGGAGATACCAGAACCACCGATTGCTACGGTTGAGGGAGATCCAAATGCGGCAACTCTGTTATTCTCGTTAGTTAATAGTTGGGTAGTGTTGTAGCCTACTTGGTCTAATAAAGTGTTGGACATTGTGGTAGGACTAGAGTTAGTTCCTATGTTTAATAGGCCATTTGCGGTTGAGGTCATTACACCTGATGAATTTACTGGTTGTACAACAATAGAAATTGGTACTAGATTTCCTGGTAATTTAATGTGTAGGGATGCTGTGTTTGCTACGTTTGGTTTTGATTGCAGAGTAAATACTTGGTCGGCGGCGGTTGAATCTGCCGTGGCGAACTCGGTTGGAGTATATCCAACAATGTGATAGCGAGGTAGACCAGAGGCACTTGGTAGATTATTAAGATTTAGTGAAGTCAAATCTGTGCTAACTGTTTGTATAGAATTAAGATCAGGGGGTAGATATGCCATTTTTATATTATAATAATATAAAATTAAATTCTTATATTTCTATTTTAGTTACCTCCCCTATAACTTTTGTTCTTCCCTCGGAAAGAAGAATACGTGTGCCGGGTTTAATGAATTGTTTTCCGACCCATAATTTGAGTATAACTTCTGCGGAATCTCCTGTGCGAAGAACAGAGTCGTTGTCGTGTTCTGAGCGGGAGCTACATTTTGATATGATTTGTTCTATAACTACGGAAGTGCGTAATGTGAGGGCGTGCATGAGGGGTTGGTATCCGGTTTTGATGTTTGTGCTATGGGATCTGAGAACTTCAATTTGGGCGTGTATTTTTTCGCATAAGATTTGTTGTTTTTTGTTTGATATAACGACGGTTCCCTTTTTAACGTCTTGTTTAGCGATACCCTTAACCCCTATACAGACGTAGCAACTATTACTAATTTGTTGTACGGGAACTCTTTTACAGTGTATGGATCTGACGGTAATTTGAGTATAAGCATTGTTGTGGGGTCCAAAGAATAGTTTATCACCGACTTTAATTTTTCCGGAAGTGAGGTATCCACCTAGAACGGTTCCTACACCCTGTACATTCCATGATGAATCGATATAGTATTCTACGTTGTCAGATGTGTTATTTGGGATGATTCTTTGGGGGGTAAGATTGAGGAATTTGTGTAGGGATGGAATCCCGTCTAGGTTAACGTTCGATACTAGGAAAATAGGTACGATAGTTTCTGTGTGTATATTCATGACACATCTGATGACGTCTTCGTTGTTTTTGACTTTAATGGGTATGCGACGTAAGCCAGGGGATTTGATTATTTTGTTGATGGAGTCTAGTGTTTCTTGGAGGACGTTAAGTCTGTCTTGGACCATATCTATTTTGGTGATAACAATGCAGAAGGGTATGTGTAGGGTTTTGCATAGGAATATGTGTTCACGAGTCATTCTAAGGATACCTCGATTTGCCCCTACCATGATCATGCATAGATCGGGTTGGGAAGATGATAATCCGAATATTGTTGTCTTGAGGTATTTTTCGTGTCCGGCGAGATCGAAGAAGGATATAACTTTGGTGCTCTTTTTGACGATATCTGGCCAGGGTAAGTTTCGTGTGCCGTGTTGATTTGTGCTATTACCTTGATTATCATATCCAAGTATTTGATGTCCAATTGAGGATGTTCTACCGGTAGTGACTTCATGGGCGTAATTGAATACGTTGAGTCTGGCGGAGCCTCTGCCGTCGTCTGGTTTTCCGTTTATGAGAACAGATAGGAGAGTTGATTTTCCACAGTCAACGGAGCCGGCGATGGCGACTTTGATGTCAATGTATGAGTGGTCGTTAATTTCTCTAATAAGAATTTCGTATATATTTTTGGGTTCGGTTCCAGAGTTGCCGTTATTTACGGGGGAGTATGTCAGGATAGAGATGGAATATTTATTTTTGTCTGCGGCAGATTTGAGGCAATTAATGGTGGTATTATATTCTTGTTGTGTTATTCCTACGATAGTTCCATCATCATCTACACCTAGATTATAAATACATTCGGAGCCGCCCTCGTTGCATCTATAACGCATTTGGGTAGCTAAGCGTTCAATACGTTCGGGGGAATCGTCGCTTAGTTTCCGTTTGTATTCGATATTGCCATCGTCCTGTTCAGGTACTAGTGTCATAATTAGTTTATATGTATTGTATAAATCTTTAAAAGATATTGATATGTGTTGAAAAAGAATAGATTCAGTATTTAAAATATATAGTAAAATAAAATGAGTAGGGAATTGATACCGTTATGTAATGAAGATACGAATCCTTTTGGTGGTCCTTGTGATTATGTTAAGTATATAGCTGAATGTAGTTTATCACAAGGAGGTTGTTGTAATCCAGATAAAGAAGAAGGACAGTTGTGTTCTGATGGATCTAAGTGTGAATTACATCCTAAAAAGTGTTGTATGGATAAAAATGGTGAAATTATTTGTGCTTGTTGTGATTGTGGTCATAATCCAGATAAAATAAGATGTAAAAAGTCTTCGAATCCGAATTGTGGATACGATGCGTTTACAGATGATTATTATTGTGTTGATAAAACACAATCTAACCAAGAAAATGCGTGTCAAATGACGGAGGACGTATGTACTATTTGTAGTAACCTGCCGTACAATAACGTATCTAGTGAGGATGTATTGTATTATAAATATCCTTCTGTTGGTTGTAGTATTTATGAAGGGTGTCAGAAGAATATGGAAAACTTGGTTGGGTCAATAGCAGATGATCCTTATTGGAATAATGAGTTGTGTTTTGATGATTATGGGATAATTGTTGATAATAATGAGAGTTGTAATAAATGTTTAAATGCATCTATTAGGATGGAAATGTTGGGTTGTTCAGAACAAATGAGAATTGATCATTGCAATAAAGTTTGGCAGTAATTTTATAATATATTATATTAACATAAATGACGAATAAGCAAAAGATTTGTAGAACTTTTTTGATATTGTCAGTTGTATTCTTGATATTATTAATAGGTCTTATTTTTGTGTACAATCGTTTTTATAGCGAGGAGTTTACACAGAACTACAGAGTAAATTTAGGTGCAGGGGCACTTAAAAAGATTAATTGTAGATTTGGATTACGGGGCTGTACAATAACTAATAGTTGTAGGGAGAATGATATTAGGTGGTGTACAACAGGTACATTAGGTTGTGAAGATAATTCTGCTGAATATTGTGAACCTGAGAATTTAATAGAGCAACATGTGTGTAGGGATGGAAAACAGTTTTTTTGCAAATCTAACGAGGAAGGTTGTTATGATTATTCTGTTAAGTTTTGCAAGGAAAATAGCGATGATAAGGATGTTACCAAATCTTGTATGGAGGATGGTAAGATTGTGAGTCATTTTCATTGTAAGGAGAAGGATCCCGAGTGTAGGGATAACTCTAAAACGTATTGTAAGAATAGTAGTTCAGATAAACCAAAAAAACCCAAGAAAGCAAAGTATGTGGCTGAAGTAACTAAGAAGTGTAAGGACGGTACGTCGTTTAATTGTTGGGAGAACGAGCCAGGTTGTTTTTCTAATTCTATGATGTATTGTCCGGGTGGTGATACATGGTGTTCGTCTGTGGGGGGAAGTGGGTATCCAGTATGTAAGTTTGATGATTGGAATAGTTGTGTGAAAGCTGGGGGTTGTGTGACGGATCCTGCCGAAGCTCATCCTGGTTGGTATGATATAACTAAGTCTAAGAATGATTATGATAGGATGCAAGTAGTGGCTAACGGGGGTGAGAATGCTATGACAATTTATGATGAATGTAATTACCATAATACGAATTGGAATAGGAATCCACGGTGTATGATAGATAAGGGACCGTATAAAGGGGAAGTTGGGGTGTGTAGATATGATGGTGTAAATGTGCAAAAATGTCAACCGGTTGGTCAGAATTGTGAGAACGCGGTACCGTCATATTGTAATAAGGAGCAAGAGTTGATGTTGGGTCAGAGTAGAAAGGTGAATCCTATGTGTATTCGTAATGGTATAGGGGATGTGTATATGGACTGTGTATGATTAGATTTTAAAACTTTTTAGTTTTAAAATGATTGTGTAACTTCGTTGTGTAACTTCGTTATGTTTTGCAGGTATTACATGTGATATTGTGAACACAATTACTGCATATAAGATTAATACAATTTTCGCATTTACATTTGTGAATGGAATGGGGTAACAGATTGTTAAGTTTGATAAATTCGTCAAGATTTTTATTTGGATCTTTTTTATAAATATCTAGGTACTTAATCATGTCTGCATAGGATATAAAACTGTTTGAACAGATAGAGCAAGAATCCATTTTTAAGAAAACTGTTTGTTTTTAATATTATATAAATTAAGGTTCGTCTGGATAGTCGTCAAAGTCTTCTATCTCGCTTTCCTCATCTTCTATTAGTTCTTCCTCGCTAAGTTCATCCTCTGAATCGATAATCTCATCGTCTAGTTCCTCGACTTGTTCGTCCTCTAGTTTAGTATTTGCGTCTAGGTTTTCTGGTAGGGTATATTCGAATTTAAATTTTTTGCATAGTTCAATATCTTCTGGGGTTAGGTTATTGATTTGTCCGTCTGGGTTTTGTTTACCGATGACTTTTTTCGTTTTGGAGTCGAATACGAGTCCAGATTCTGGGTGTTCATAATTCATGAATTGGTTTCTGCGGAGGGGAGTACATGCCATGGCTGATGATATTTTTTTAATAATTGGGGGTGGGGTAGGATTTTTGGATGTTTTGGGGGGAGGTTTTTCTACGGGTCCGGCCAATAGTAGGGTGATAAGTTCACCTTTGTTACCGGATGTTTTAAGTCCCTTAGTTTTACACATTTGTTTTAGTGTTGCGACGGTTTCTTTTTTAAGATTATCTTCTGTTAGGTCCCCGTTGGATATATTCTTATCGGTTGGGGGTCCACCTCCTGTGTCCGGGGATGATGTAGATGGGGGTGGGGGAGGTAGAGTGTTAGATTTTGATTTTGAAGATTTACCTTCCCATAGGGCGAGTAGTTCCTCGGGATTTAAGTCATATTTATTAGAAATTTGTTGTATATATTCGTGTATGATACTCTCAATAGCTTTTGATGCTGAGTTGGCAAAAGACATTTTGGATTTTATTTCCCTAGATCAATGTTTAAATCTCATTTTTATTTGGAATATAATTATATTCACAATTCCGGTACCGTAGGTCTAGGAACGGTATGTCCATCTGTCACACCGTATTGATCATCGACATAGCTATCATGCTCATCTAACGCCTTCTCATACTTTTTCGCTTCTTCTTCATTATTGTTTTTCCATTCCTTAATTTGGTTCTTCATGTTATCGTAGGTTTTTTGTGCTTCCGCTTGTCTCGTCTCCGCTTCTTTTTCTGTTTTAGCTTCATATGTATCTTTGTCTGATTTAGACTGTACAGTCTGTTTAGCTATCATATCAATCAATTCCTGTGGCGGATTTTCATCTACAGCGTACAGTTTTCCTACGGCTTCGTTTCCAGCCTTCACAGCGTCTAATATTACTGTTTCGGGGGAGGAAGAAGAACTTGTCATCTTTTCTTTAGTGGTTTTGTTTAAAAAGAAATTTCCTAGCGCTTTTCTACCGGCACTTGTAAATCCAAGACTTAGAAAGCTAACGATAGAAGCACAGATTAGTGCAAATTCTCCTATTCCTAACCAACAACCAAGACTGCCAGGACCACCAGTGCCTGCTTTTCTACCTTTTTTATTGTAACATTTTTTCGTACTAACATTCCAGGCACATTCATCTGAATCGTCATTCTTACAATCTATTTCTCCCATTCCTTTACAAGTTGTAGCATAAGTACAGGCTTCAGTTGGTATTAAAAATAATTTAGCTCCAGCTCCGAAAAGTTCAGAAGCTGCTTTAGCTGCTGGACTCTGATTTGTCATCTGCATTATAAAATAAATTACTGCTCCTACTACTATTACTAAAAGTATCATTCCAACAAATTTTGCAATAATTGCACCTGTATTTGATGATTCTGTATTATTATTCTCCATTATTTTTTTATTTAATGATAACATTAAATAAAAAAATAATGAGTACAGTCTTAATAATATTATTATTTCTAATCATATTACCAATTATACTTATAATTCATTGTTTTCTAGTAATATATGCATCTAGAAGTCCTTTTTTAGAATGGTGGAATAAGTTGAAAAAAGAAGGTGGAACTGGAGACATCTCTAGTAGTACTTCTGCAGTTACACAACAGGAGAAACTAGATTGGTGGTATATACTAGGAAGTGAACTTTGGGAGGGAATATTTTTTGACATATACGAAGAATTGTTTGTAAGTAAAAATATGCAAATAAATTCTAATTGGCTCTCGTGGCTTATAAACGAATGTTCTCACTATCAAGCATGGGACACTGAGGACGGCTATGGAGGTTTGCTTACTCCACGGTCCTATGCTGTTGGATTAATACCAAGTTATGGTTGTGGAGACAGAGTGTTCGATGAATGGATTGATAACTATTATAGTGTAATACATAAGCAATTCGATAATCCAGACCTAAATGTATGGTTAGAATACAATACTAACGGTACTAGAAAAAACGCCGGAATATTTCCTGAGCCACCTAGTATGGGAAGCATTACCGATTCAACCCACTGGCGATGTTTTATTTTAGAATTATTAAATGGTTATGATAGTAAAAATTACCCAGATGATCCCATAGGTTTAACAGCAAAACAGGGTTCAAGCCAATATAATTGGTATTACGGTCCCATGTCAGGAGAAGAAGGTGATAATGATTTTCATGCATTTTATCTGACAACAAATAAGGGTAAGAAAGCAGGAGCCTCCGCTTATGATATATGGAATTCAGCAATAAATACAACTAATGATGAATCTGGTATTCCCCCTCGTAATGATAACTTTTTTTCAAGATTTGGGATGTCACCTAACTCTGTTTTGATAACTGCGTTTTTTAACGATACTTTCACTATAGATCAGATAGAATATAGATCAAAGAATTTTGGTGTTTTATTGAATAGGACTGACGATGGTAGTATTGGCGGATTATATGGTTATTTAATGACTATGAAAGATCAACCAGATATGTCTGAAGCTTGGATTAATGATTGGTTTCAACAAAGTATTGAAGGTGGTCCAGATATAACGCCTAGTCCTGGCAAATGTAAAAAAGATAATGAGGCGGGAGCTCTTGCCGGTTTTACCAGTGGTATATCTACAGCAGGTATAGGGGCGATGGGGTGGGCGCCGGCGGCGGCGGCGCTCGGTCCGGCAGGGGCGGTGGTGGCTCTTGGTGTAATATCTATCGGAATGGGCGCTTGGACAGGGAGCAAAGCAGCAAGATCTTGTTAATTTTTAAAAATAATTAACTAAATAAATGATAACGATTGGTCAAGCTTTTACTTTTGTAATTATACTTTCATTATTATTAGGTTTTGGTTATTATATCTATATTAGCAATTTTGCTTCCAATAAAAAATATAAGTGTGAAGATAATCAATGTATTAAAGCAACTAGTGATGACGATGGTGTCTATACTAGCGATGATTGTGATAATGCTTGTGGGGACGATCCTCCACCAGATGATAAAAATGTTTGTGAAGGTCATGAGAAAGACAGCGCTACAAGTGCTTACCCCATCACATGTGATACAACTCTTGGGGCATGTACAATTGGACAGAATATGACATGTAGTGAGATGAATTATTGTACTGATGGTAAATGTGAAGATCTGAAAGATAATCCTAATTACCAAACAGAGTCTGATTGTGAAAAAAATTGTCAAATACTAGCAACTGCCTACACTTGCTCAGGTAATAAAAAGTGTGAGAAAGTTGAAGATACTACTTTCAACTGGCAGGATGATTATATCTGGTCAAGTAAAGATGCATGTAATCAAGCTCTTGCCTCAGGTTTATGTAATTCTGGTGCTGAGAAAGATGCCTGTAGTAATAAAGACTCTACACAGTCTGACTCTGGTAAATGTTGTGGAAAGGTACAACTTCAAAATAGATATTGTTCACAAAATAAAACAGCTGAGGCTTGCAATGGCGATAGTGCAAATAATGGTCAAAATAAATGTTGTTGGGATAAAGAGGAAGAATCTTGTCCAAATGCATGTTTTTCTTTCAAGAAAAAAAGTGGTACCACAACCGATACGACGCCTTGTACTAATAAGGAGAAAAGTGGTGACAAAAATACGACAGACGTGGCCGAAAAGTGTTATGGTTTTGATGAGTTTAAGAATTGTCGCGCTAATAGTAATATGAGCGATAGTTGGGAGGTCCTAAAAACAACCTGTTGTGGTTGGGGACCTAATAACGATGGAGATAGAAATCCTCTAGGTACTGATATTAATTTACCTTTATGTAAAGGAACCAGAATTCAAGGTTCTGATGGTACAAATGCTCAAACTAAATGTCTGAATGCTAAAAATGGTTACTCAAATTTATGTAATAATGAAGATAACGGTTGTTATTTTTCTGGGCAGGTAAGCGACCATGTCAATGCAACAAATTTATACTATCAATGTATATTAGACGATAATAACTTTAGTAGTGTTTACCAATGTAAACCACCCCAGTAAATTTTATAATATTAATTATAAAATTAGATACGGAAGACGTTAAGGTGATGTTTCCCCGAACCAATCATGTTGGAATCCTCAATACGGGTTATTGTCTTGTTGGTGTGGCAAATTGCCCCCACACGACGTTGAGTTTGTTGGAGACGCTTAGCGATGGTTCTGACGCTGTAATAAACGCCAGGATTCTGTGAAAGGAAGTTAATGATTTTTTCTTCTACGATGGACATTTAATTGTTAAGACTTATGATTTTAAATAATATTCGGTGTAATAAATTATGGATGGTCAGACGCAGAATGTGAAAAATCCAAATGTTAGTGGTGGATCACAACCACAGACTGTTACATCGACAAATGTTAGTGGTGGATCACAACCACAGACTGTTACATCGACAAATGTTAGTGGTGGATCACAACCACAAACTGTTACATCGGCAAATGTTAGTGGTGGATCACAACCACAGACTGTTACATCGGCAAATGTTAGTGGTGGATCACAACCACAAACTGTTACATCGGCAAGTAATTTAAAACCGAATATTGCATTAGATAGTATTAAATTGGCTAGTTTTATACTTTTAATTTTAGGATTATTTGGGGTATTAGGATATGCGATTTACAAAGTTATTCTAATGTTGCAGAATCCAGATAATAATGGTAAGTCAAATGTACCAATCTTAGATACTTATTACTGTTGTCCGCAAGAGGGAACAAATGAGAAGGATTATAATACGGTATTATCGATTTGTGGATCGAAAAATAATGAAACGGATTGTAAAAAAGAGAGTAGGAGTTGTTCTTGGCAAAATAGAACTTGTTCATCGGGTGGTGATGATGGGGGTGGTGATGTGGGTGGTGGTGATTGGTTGGATCGCCATAATTATTATCGTAAAAAAGCGTGGGGGGCTTCGGAGAACTTGGTATGGGATGCAAATTTAGCTGCTGGGGCGGAGGACTGGGCTAAGGAATTGGTTAGTAAGAATGAGTTTGATCATTCTAAAAATTTGGGAAATCAAAAAATAAAGACAACTAAGGGATGTGATGGTATGAGTAGTGGTTGTGGTGAGAATTTGTATAAAGTAATGGGTAAAGCTTTGGATCCAAATGAGGTGGTAAAGGCGTGGTACGATGAATGTAGTGATTATAATGGTAAGTTTACTGAGGGGACGGGTCATTATACGCAATTGGTTTGGAAAGGTGCTAAGAAAGTAGGTTGTGGTGTTGCTGGTAGTAATTCTGGGGGTATTGGGGTGTGTTGGTACGATAAGGGTAATATATTGGATTGTCCTAGTAGTTGTAAGGAGGACCCGTCGTGTTGTAGTTTTGAATCAGGTATGATACCGACAAAGGGTTGTTAACTTCAATTTCTAAAATTGAAGTTTTAAAGTAATTGCGATGAAAAAGTAGGGATGTATAAATTGACAAAATTTGAAAGGGTGCGGGTTATTGGGGCCCGTGCCACTCAGTTATCTTTGGGGGCACCATCCACTATTGATACTACGAATATGATAGATGTTTTAAAAATTGCGGAGGAGGAGTTGAGGCAAAAGAATATACCGATTACGATAAAGAGGACTTATCCGAATGGTGAAGTCAAGGAGATACCTGTAAGTGATATGATTATAGAATAATAAAAGTTGTGATGTGGTTTGTAACATCTAGGGGTAATTCCATCCGTTTGGCGACCTTTGCCCATTCGTGGCATTGGTTATTTCGTTTATTTTTTTGGAGTTTTGCATGGGCCTTTATTTCCATAACCAATATATTTCTGAGTATTACATTACTATTTGGTTGTAGAGAGGCTTGTAAAATATCTGCAAATGTAGGATATGGACTCCAATGTGGTCTGGGATAAGATCTAAGATGTGGAAACCCATATGGGTCCGAGTAAGTTCGCATTTAATATAAATTAGGAATAATTTATATTGTTTTATTTTTGTCTAAATATTTCTAGACTTAATTATTATAGGTAGTTAAAAATTATCTTGGTAAAGTTATTTGTTTTTCTAGATTTTCTAGGGACCAATCACTGTGAGAATTTTTGTATTTAAAATACAAAAATAAGAGTATAAAATCGCACGTTGCGATGCAAGAGTTGGATATAATGACAGGATATAGTTTGTAGTGGGCAGAGTATGAAATCATACATCCAGCGGCTATTAGATTCATTCCTATTGTATAAATGGAAAGATCTTGGATTTTTTCGCGTTTATAGGTGAGATAGATTTGTGGTATTTGCATTGTTGCTATTAGACAGGAACCAATGTATCCTAGGGAAGTAAAAAGAGTATTCATTTTAATTAAAATGAATACTGTTTAAATATTATCAGAATTTAATTTTGTAATCTATTAATGATTTCTTCTAATTTTGTAAAGGGTGGTAGTTGTCGAAACATTTTGTAAGTTTCTAGAATTATTAAGTCATCTTTTGGTTTACAAACCATAGTTTCTGCTGGGAATGGATGACCATATTTTTGTGTCATAATTGGGGCGTCATAGCCATTGAAATTATGATTACATAACCAATTTGAGAATGCTAAGTCGTTTTCCATGGCACTGTAACGTTTGAGTTGTGTTAGTTGTATTGGGGTATCTTCTACGGGTGCAACTACCCATGATACACCGGTGAACATATTTCTAATTATATCATATAGTGTTTTTCCGGGCAATTTTTTTGTAATTACTTCAGGAATTATCAAAGTTTTATCTTCAAAAGTTTCGCGGAGTAATTTATTTATATTACTTAGACTATTAAGATTGAAAACTCTCAAATCTTTGTTTGTTCGATATACCTCTAGATATTTTTCCTTCGGAATACCACCATCATCTTCTGCATCGTCATCGCATAGTATGTTTTCATAGTCTAGATATGTGTTGGCGGTTTGTATGCTAGCAGTATAATAGGTTGCTCTGTTCTTGTTAGTGGCATGGGGAGTTTCTGTGGCTCTATATAAGAGAGTTCCCATTGGTATAACGGTATAATCCCAAGATTGTTCTGGTGGTTGTTCCATAAATGGGGATGATTGTGTTTGGGGTATATTATTGTTAAGACAGTTAATACCACCTCCGTTTAATAAACAAACGGCAGATTCAAGACTTTGTTGATATGATGTATTTACGTTGTAAAAATATATAGTTCCGTGTGTGCAGACACGGGAGTTATCATGTCTAAGCATTGTGTCGTAAGTTCCTATTTCTGTAAATCTATTTTCTTCAGGCAGGTCATTGTATAAACACCAATGATTGTCATTTTTACGAAAGTAACAAGTATAATGTCTTCCTCTGAATATAACTATAGCAGATAATTGGAATACTTGTTCAATTCCCTGGTTTCCTGCGAGGGTTATGATTCTATTGGGGGTGATTCTAGTCGTAATAACTCTACGACCGTTAGGATTCGCCCTGTCAATAGAGAAGATAATGGCTGGTGCTTTTTGGATGCTTAATACTGAAATTTTTCGGGAATATTGGTTTACTTGTCCTTCTGGGGTGAATAGATTATCTTGATCGAATATGTTTTCGTCTATTGTAGTAATTTTATCACTTAGTTCTAGCCCTGGTACTATTTCACCACTAGTAATAGAAATAACTGGACTTGCTTGTGTGTTTGATACGGGGGTTCCCTGATAATCGAACTGTATGGTATTTTCGGATGGTATTGTAAGATTGTTGGTTGCGTATGTGGTATTTTGGGTGATAGTTGTGTCTGTATTGGGGAAGAGTCTAATTAAATGTATGAGGAATTCTGAGGCATCTCTCATATCACAACCGGAGAAATCTTCGGGTCCGGGACAAGAACGTAAGAGGAATCTGAGACGAGTAACGTCGTAAACATTTGCATCTCTTCCTTGTATAACTTGGTTAATTTTTCTAAGTTCTAGTTGAATTTGTTTTCTAATTTCAATTGATTCTTGAATTGATTGTCCCATTACACATACATTTTGTCTTGGATCATCATCTAGGTTAACATTAAGAATGTGTTGTGACAGGGGGTTATTTGAGTCGGAGAATAGAGCTTGTAATATACTGTCTTGGTAACAGCTGTTTCCAACATTAACCAGGGCCCTTCTATCGTCGCCACAGGAGGAGGTTGAGAATCCAACAAAGATATTGATATGTTGCCCAGGCATAATAGATAAGCTTTTTAGGGTTACATCCATATTGTTTATGATATTGTCGTTAAAAATAATTTGGTTAATATCGTTTGAATTTTCTATTGAATCTGTAATCTCATTTCTAATTTCATAAAAAGTTTTATCATTCCTTGTTTGAAACTGTGTTAAAATATTTCCTGCTAGATCTGTCACGTTGACGTACACGGGTGATTGTGTGTTAAGACCAGGTTCTTTCATTGATAGGGCTAGGGCTTGTGATAGATCTTCATCTTCAGAAGAAGGTTCTCCGAGTTCGGCTTCTTTCATGGATAGGGCCAGGACTTCTTCTAGTTCTGAATCTAAATTATCGTCATCATCTTGGTCTCCGTCTTGGCCTCCGTCTTGGTCTCCGTCTTGGTCTCCGTCTTGGTCTCCGTCTTGGCCTCCGTCTTGGCCAGAAGAAGGGTCGCCGAGTCCGGCTTCTTTCATGGATAGGGCTAGGGCTTGGG